GCAGAATCAGTCCACACCAAAACTTCTTGGCGAGTCTGTTGCACTGCAATAATCTGTGAACCGTGGGATAAACGCAGACTACCTGCTTGGTTAACTGCTGAAGGCACCCAATCTACTAAAGATTCTTGATTGCCCCAACGGATCAGCATGGGATCAGTCGTTACACTTCCATAATCGTTAGTGCCAAACAAAAGCAAGAATCTAGAGGCATCTGACACTAACATGTTGTACTGCACAAGAGGCACATCAACCAAAGTGCTGATGGAGTGAACCCCTGACTGAGTGCCGGATGTAGCAATTGCTGAACCTGTTATCGTAGCAGCAAGGTTTGCCGTAACACCATCAACATTAATTAAGTAGTACGTCGTGCCAGCCGTTAACCCCGTGGGTAGCGCACCTGTTGTTGCAAGCTTAATCGCTGTACCTTCTGCAAGTACATTAGACAGTGTAATCACGCAAGGCGTTGCTATGGTCAGCGTTACCGTTCCACCGAGGCTATTGAGTGCAACACCTCTTGTGGATAATCCACCTGTGGCATCCCAGTAGTAAATGCCTGCTGTTCTTGGGCCAAAGACAAGATCCTCACCCCAGTTGTTAGCGTTCCATATCCGCAATGGATCAGTAACTTGAGGCGTAACACCCCACGACCCACTACCCCAAGCACCTGCGCCCCATCCAATCAAGGGAACTTGGGCGACACCCGGACCGGTATTAAGCTGAAACGCACCGACTGCACTGCCGCCACCATTACCCACATCAGAAGCGTTTGATGTAACCGGAGCACCTGTACCGGGATCTTTGGCAGTAATTGTGAAGGTGTTAACAGTAGGTACTGTTGCAATTTGATACTGCTGATTAAGCACGGCTGCTGTGATGTTTCCACCCAGACTTACCGCACCGGAGAAGGTTACGAAGTCCCCAACAATAGCGCCGTGGTTGGCAGATGTAACCGTGATGGTGGATGAAAAAGGAGATACCGTAACGGCAGAAAAAGTAACTGATTGGGTAAGCCTGATGGGGGTGATGTCTGAATACGCACCACCCTGCTCGATGTAGTATTTAAGGTTGGTTCCAACGCCTAAAAGATTGGCATTACCAAGCGTTACCCAATTCCATAAAGACCGGCAAATACCAAGAAAAACTGCCTGAGAAATCTTGCGCCATCCACCAATCTTTTCAGGTGTGCCTTGACGAAAACGAACCTTGTCGCTAACATACCATCCGTTCTCATTTGTATAACGAGTGTTCTCTTTGTTGACCCCAGGCTTTAGAAGAATCTTTTTGAGTGGCACGGCTCACCTCATCAACGCAGCTTCAGCCGCACGGCGGCGGGTAAGTCCGGGGAGAACTCTTCCGGCAGCTTTATTCCACAACATACATTGATCGGCTGCACCATCCCAATCCCCCGCATCAACACGCTTCTTGAACGTGGAAACCCGATAGTTCCCTAAGCCACAATTGTATGCCCAGCTTGTCACTGCGGCAATGCGGCGTGGAAAAGCGTTTGCTAACTTAGGAGAGAGTTTAAACAAGCCACGGACAAAATACTCAACGTGATGGTCAAGCGCATCTTCACACTGCTGCATGGTCCAAATAGTTCCGGGCTGAATCTCTGGCCCTGTAGCGCCCCAACCAATCGTCCAAGGATGCCCACGGGTTCCGGGATCAGGATAAGCAGTTACTCGTCCGTCAGGCAAACGCTTTGCTAGCCCTTCAAAGGGCTTGATCAGTACATCCTTGCAAAGCTTCTTAGCCTCATCGTTCATTTCTGATATTTTTCTATGCTACGCCCAACGAACCAAAAACTTATAACCATCGAAAATAACCCAAAGTCATCTTCATCCCAAACCTTGGTTACAACTTCCATCCAGTTCGCACCCGTCTGATACGCCATAATAAGCGCAGCCGCCTTGACTGCCGCGTACATAAAAAAGAGACTCCAAGTAATACCCGGACGAACAAGGGCTGAGATAGCAGCCACAAACCAACCTGCTGCTTTAGCCGTTTCAGCCTGCTCTTGAAACGCAGCTTTAATCGTATCCATTTGCTGGATGCTGTAGTCAACATACTTCTCCTCCATCTTGAACTCGCCCCTCATTTTTTCGAGGTCAGTCTGGAGTTGGAACATGCTCAACTCATGTTGGCGTTCGTTCTTCTTATCAAGGAATTTAAGGACTTCGGGAGCAAGTCTGAATAAGCCGCCGAATATGGAACCAAGAAGACCGCCTGAGAGAAGATCAAACATGTTCGCCCCTTGCGGTAATCTGATCGGCACCTTTCTTGACCGTGACTTTGCTGCCTTCTACATCCACTTGCATGGGCTGCTCGGCACGGTCTAGTTTGTCAAGACGATGGATAAGATCCTTGATGACTTCAAACTCAGGCTTTTCCTGTTTGGCAGCGGTGCCTGCAATGCCATTGAGCATCTGTATAAGCGCAGTTAGGGAAGCGCCAAGAAGGCCCATGACCGCAGCGATCTTCTCGCCCTCTAAGAACAGGGAAGCGCCGACACCCACGAGTACGATGAGGAAGATATAAAGAAGCCCGTCCTCGCCAATCGCTTTACCAGCAACTTCCTTGGCAGAGTCTTGGGCCTTTAGTTCCTCTAGCTTGATCTTAGCTTGCGCTTTGAGAACCGCTAGTTCGTGGGTTTTATCGTCCATGATCGTTACTGCGGATCAGCCTTGGGTTCCTCTGGCTGCAACTGCGCTACAGCCTGGGATTTGATCTTCTCAAACAACGGTGCTATTTGCTTATAGGGCAGGTTCCCTAGCGCATCTAATACCGTGTTGACTTCATCAAGTGTGAGATCAAGCTTGAGCGGGTTCATTGACTTTCCACGAAGTGGTCGCTTCATCCCATGAGTACATCTGACCGTCGGTCGGCATCGCAACAGGGGCTTCCCACTGTGCATCAGCGTTCAGAATCCATGACGCAAAAGGTTTCGGTGCTACGAAAGCATCAATGTCTGATCTGTAGGTGTAACCAATCCCGGCATAATTTTTTCTGATGTTCCCGTTGTAGCTGGTCTGCTTCCATGTGCCGCCAAGGATTTTTTCCAAATGAGCTGCGCCAATGTGTTCTTTCTCCACACCGCTAGCGTCAGCCGTGTCTTTGTTATCAACCACGACAACCTGCGTGACGATGTTGTTTTCATCGATTTTTGCGAAATGAGCCATCTAAGCCTCCAGTTTCAGTCCAGTTAAATCCATTTCCTCGCCAACTGTACCTAGCGGGAAGGTGTTAAAACTCAAGCTAACCCGTACATCCTCACCCTCTACAGTCGGCACCATGTGCGTCAGGCTCGATGGGAAAAGAATCAATCGCCCTGTAACGGCTTCAAACCACCAAGACTCGCTGTTCCATGCGTTCCACTCTGCCGGGGGCAATTTAATCTGCTGCCAACCATCCCGATAGAAATAGATCTTGTCATTAGGGTTGGTCTGAATGTAGAACACGCCTGATACAAAAGAGTTGGGATGTGCGTGTTTGTGGTGATACTGCCCCGGTTCTGAGTAATTGACCCAGCTTTGCGTGAGCCTTAGCGTGACATCATGCTTGGGGTTGGTTGTGGCTTTGAAATACTCAGCCACCGAATCTTCCATCCATGACCTAAGACTTGTCATCACAGGGCTTTTGAGGACGAAGTTATTGACCGAGGTGCGGTTGCCCATATTGGCACGTTGCTCAAGTTCCATGAGGAAAAACTTCTCTTCCTCGGTTAGCTCACGCCCAAGGTCAAAGAACCCAACAGGTTGTGCAAAGAGTCCGTGCAGGTTCATGCAGCCGCCTTCTCAAACATAGCGCGTTCTTCATCAATCTTGGCTTGCTGCTCAGGCAAGTACATCGTCGGCACGGCGTCTTCTAACTCTTTGATCTTCTTCATCACAAATTCAACTTCTTCCCATGACGGACATGGTCTTGGATCGTCCCAGCGTGTAAACCCAACACCGGATGTCCACTCCCATTTAGCGCCGGGGCGAAGCATTTGCATGGCTACGTCAATGCCGTAGTAACGATACATATTTACCTCTTAGTAGTTAACTTTGATAATTACGATACCGGATCCGCCTGCGCCTCCGTAGTTACCGATAGCACCGCCACCGCCACCACCGCCTCCAGTATTTGCCGTCCCAGCGGTTCCTGATCCACTATTGCTACCAGCGCCGCCGCCGCCGCTACCACCGGAGCCAGCTGGACCTGAAGTTGTACGTTTACCACCACCACCACCGCCAGCGTAAGTCACAGAAGATCCAGATAATGATGATGCAGTTCCTGCACCGCCACTTCCTCCGCTGCCTGCAGATCCGTTGCTTCCAACTGCGCTTGCACCACCACCGCCACCACCTGTCTGTGCATCCGCACTTACGTCACTTCCGGCACCATTTCCACCGGCATTGCCTTGAGGAGCTGTTCCGCTCGCCCCGGTTTGTGTTGATGAAACAAGAAAGCCTCCACCACCGCCACCAGATCCACCGGTTGTTGGTGTAGTTACTCCATCAGTAGTTCCACCACGGCCCCCGCCAGTGCTTGTGATTGAACTAAAAACTGAGTCAGAACCGCTCGTTTGAGTTACTCCAGGAGATGAACCTACCCCTCCAGCCCCAACTGTAACCGTGTAATTAGTTCCAGCAGAAACGCTTAAACCTGTTCCTGCTCTATAACCACCTGCCCCACCACCGCCACCAGCAACAGAACTACCACCACCACCACCACCAGCGACCACCAAATAATCCACCGATGTTGCACCTGTGGGAGCAGTCCAAGAGGTTGTTCCACGGAAGACGAAAACACTGGACGTGACTGTTTGACGGTATCTTATGATGACGATACCGGAGCCGCCTGCGCCGCCAGCTCCTGTAGTAGAACCAGAACCACCTCCACCTCCACCTCCACCTTTGTTTGTATCCCCTGAAGAACCGCTGGCATTACTCCCACCACCTCCACCGCCGCCAGAACCACCTGTCCCCGCAGTTCCTGCTGGGCCACCATATGCCCCCGCACCACCGCCACCGCCACCAGCGTAAGTTACAGAAGAACCTGAAATAGAAGATGCAGTTCCGTCCCCTCCATTTCCACCTGCTGTTGAACTCCCGTTTTTTCCTAAACCGGATACTGGACTTCCTGTTAAGTTTGCGCCGCCGCCCCCTCCTCCGCCGTAAGCTGGTGCTCCAGATGATCCGTTACCACCAGCGTTTCCTTGCGAAGGAGTCGTGCTAGGCGTATCACCATTTCCTCCAGTTATACCGGTCCCTGAGCCGGAGCCTCGTCCCCCACCACCACTTCCACCGTTGCCTCCATTAGCTGATGAATTGTTTCCTGCTCCTTTACCACCGCCATAGGATTTAAGCGTATTTGTTCCAGCACCTGAAGGGCTTTCAGTAATTGGGGAGCCTGCAATAGATGAGTTGTCACCAACGGTATTTGCAGGGCCACCGCCGCCAATAGTAATGGTGTAAGTCGTTCCCGCTGTTACTGCTAAACCTGTCCCAGTTCTAAAACCGCCTGCTCCACCACCACCACCAATATCTGCTGCATTTACGCCAGTACCACCACCCCCACCTCCAGCGACAACCAAATACTCAACTGCGGCAACACCAGTAGGACATGTCCACGTTCCAGACGAAGTAAATATCTCAGTAACAAGAACACTGTTAGGCCAGTTTTGGCCCATGATGGCATTGCGAATAGCGTTTAACCGCCAAATGCCGTTTGCATCAGAACTAGAAGGAAATGTAGCCATGATCTACACCTTAAGAGATCGTCGTGTAAGAGCAGGTATAAGTTATTTTGGATGCCGTGGAACTCGTTGCCCACAGTGTTGACGCCTCACCCGACACGCTTGTGTCTAGCAAATAAAGTGATGTCCCTGTGGTCATCAACTCCACCGTGCCGCCAGCAGGTACCGTCAGCAAATAACACAAGGCTCTGTAGGTTGAACCATCAGCAAGCCTTAACTCAACCGTTGCGTTATACGATGAACTACCATCAATATTCGTCATCAAGATCGAGTTGATCTTATGCGTTGCCCCAGTTGCTGGTGCTGTCACTAGAGCATTTCGTGAGGTATCAGCAGGGGTGATAGATACCGTGTGTGGCACGATACTCGTTACAGAAACTATATTGGGCGACGCCATGTTAACCTCCGAAGACTAATGCCATAGCAATAGCAAATCCAGTTGTAGAAAGGGTTCCTGTTGCATTAGGAAGCGTTAAGGTCTGACTCGCTGTAAGCGTTGTTGGGGTAAGCGTTACTGCATAACTCGAAGTACCACCAGCCCGCCCTGCCAAAACCACAGCATCTTGCGTTGAAGCAGCCTCAGAACGAATCGCACTAGCTGCACGGAATGTCTGCGCTGCGGTAAAGGTTTGTGCCGTTCCTAATACAGCCAACGTACCCGTCGTAGGCAACGTGACGTTTGTTGCGCCAGTAGATGTCAGCGTGATGCTATTTGCACCAGACGTAATAAGCGACGAACCGTTTGCAACCGTCAAAGTACCCGTGCTTGTGGATACCGTTAACCCGTTGTACTTGCCGCCAGTAATATCACCCGTACTATCAGCAATCGTCACTGCCGAGTTTTGAATTAACTTACCCGTCGTGCCGTCAAACCTAACAACTGCATTATCCGTTGAAGACGCAGGGCCGGTTACATCTCCACTACCACCACCGCCCGAAGCAGCAATCGTGATACCGCCCGAACTATTGGTAACCGTTATCCCCGAACCTGCGGTCAGTGTGGCAATCGAGAAGCCCGATCCGTTACCAATCAGCAATTGACCGTTCGTGGGCGTTGCCGTGTTACCCGTACCACCGTTACCAATCGGAAGCGTTCCCGTGACTTGGGATGCTAGGTTGATGTTACTGATGGTGTTATTAGCACCGTTAATCGTCTTATTGGTCAGGGTTTCTGCGCCTGCCAGCGTTGCCAAAGTTCCTGTCGTGGGTAGCGTGACTGAGGTGTTGCCGTTTAAGGTCAGCCCAAGACTGTAGTTACCTGTGAAGGTAAGCGTATTCAGAGCGTTGTTCGCAACCCCAGTACCACCATTAGCAGGACTTAACGTCCCTGCAACTGTCACCGCGCCTGATGTTGCCGTGCTTGGTGTTAGCCCCGTAGTTCCAAACGAAATCGTACCGACAGTACCTGCGGTTGTTGCAAGTGTTCCCGATGTGGGAAGCGTGACGTTCGTTGCGCCGGTTGCCGTTAAAGTAACGCTATAAGCACCGGATGTGGCTAGGGTTGAACCATTAGCCAGCGTTAACGTACCCGTGGTCGTTGAAACCGTTAAGCCATTAATACTTGTCGCTGTTGCTGCACCAAGCACAGGGGTTGTCAGTGTCGGTGATGTAGCCCGAACCACGCTACCCGTACCCGTATTAGCCGTCCAAGTTGGCGCAGATCCTGTAGAGGTCAGGACATAGTTAGCTGTACCGATGGATAAGAAGCTCGTAGCCCCTGAACCCGTCTGATAAGGCACCGATCCGGCTGCGCCACCGGCAAGGTTAGTCGCCGTACCAATCGTCACCCCTGAAGCCGCCGTCCACTGAGGAGCCGTCCCCGATGAGGTCAGGATGGTTGTACTTGCGCCTATGGCTAACTTCGTAAACGCAGTTCCTGTTGCGTAGTAAACAAGATCACCGGCTGTATAACTTGCTTGCCCTGTACCGCCCTGATCCGTTGCCAAAGTTCCTGAAGACGTTAATCCCTTAGAACCATCCGTAAAGACAGGCTTGCTTGCCGTCAGCGCCGAAACAATCGGGGCCGAGCTAAACGTATTTGTACCTGTGAAAGTCTGACCTGCATCCGTTCTTGCCACCGACGCGCTTGTGCCGGGGAAGGTCATCGTCGTGCTATCAGTACCCGCTAGCGTGATCGAGTTACTTGCGGTTAGGGTCTTGCCATCAGCAATCGTGAGCGTTGACCCGCTTGCTGGCGCTGTAATTGTGACCTTGTTATAAGCACCGCCTGTGATGTCGCCTGTACTGTCGGCAATCGTTACGGCTGAGTTCTGGATGATCTTACCCGTGGTGCCATCAAACCGAGCCACTGCGTTATCCGTGGCGGACGAAGGACCATCTACATCACCCGATGCAATCTCTCTAAAATCACCTGCATCGGTATCCCAAGCCACCCAAGTTTGCTTACCGGGGGCGACTGAAATACCTGTCGTTGGGCCTGTACCGCCACGAATCACCACGTTATAACCGCCCGTGGTGTTGTTCATCACAATGTAGGCTTTGGATGAATTAGGCGTATTGATGTTACGAATAGCCGTTCGTGAGCCGGTGCAGTTAAGCACCATGTACTGGGCTGATGTCGTACCAATATTGGTTGCAGAACTCGTACCTTGCGTCAGCGTTAGGGTTACATCGCCATCCGTGCTGATGGTTTGCGTACCAGCAATCGCAATATCAAGGTATGAGGTAACGGCGTTGTTAACATCGTCGCCCCAAGTTCCAGACTCGGTTCCCGTGACGGGCTGACCAAGCGCCAAAAGGGTTGTGTAGTTGACAGTCATGTCGTTATCTCAGTCCAATTAGCGGTTTGAGAGGTATTGATCTGCTCCCAGAACAATACAGCAGAGATTGTATCTGCGCCAGATGCTGTTTCGAGAATCGATAACTGCATTTCCAAGTTGATCGAAATACTGTCGTTACCCTGTGCGCCTTCCAATACAGAACTAAAAAAGCTTGCCGACCCAGCAATACTATCTGCTCCCGATGACGTTTCAATAATAGAACCGGCAAAATTTGCCGATCCGTAGATTGAGTCTGCGCCACTTGCATTTTCAATAATGTCGGTTGCGAAGTAAGGATTGCTGGTAACTTGGTCATTGCCCGAAGCAGCTTCAATGATAGATGCCGGATACTCAACGCCAGGGACAGCAACCGTATCGTTGCCTGATGCGGCTTCAAGAACAGATCGCTCATAAGCTGATCGCCCCCAAGGACCGAATCCCCACGCACCTGATCCCCAGCCTCCTTCGCTCATGTCGCTGTTAAACGGAACTCGTAAGTGCAGCTAATCACATCACCCGATACCACCGACCGATCCCCCGGCGATTGGAAGTCTGCTGCCGAGAATAACGTGCCTGTCGTTCCAAGGATGGTGTTATTACTTGTAAGAAACGCCCCACCAACCGTTGCCGTTGCGTCAATATTAAACACGGCTTTATTGGAGGTGTTTGTGACTACCGAAGGATTTGCATTAGTTGCCGCAGCAAATGTTGCAGCCGGTCTTGTTGCATCGCTATAGCAATCAATCTCTGTCCAGCCTGCATGAGAAGCCATCGTATCTGATGCCGCTGGTGTATTACTTGCCGCTGCGCCATAAAGACCAACATACCACGTTGTGATCTGCGCTGTACTAACCAAGGCAGTGCCAGCCATATACTGTAGCCCTGCATTAACCACCAAGTTATCACCCTCAGCGGTCCATTTCAGGTTGCCATCTTTGTCTCGGCACTCTGCGTAATATCT